GATATATATAATGAACATGGAAATATAAATGATTTTGATGGTTTTGCATTAGGAAGCATGGTTGCTTTTAAATCGAATTATAATTATGTAACAAAACAACTTGTAACTATTTGTGAAATAAATAAAGAATATAAAAAACCCATACATATTCTTGGTTTGTCAGGTTTAAAAATAATTCCTATAATATATTATTTATCTAAAAAATATAATCAAATTATAACATATGATAGTTCAAGTTATGGCTGTGGAGCAATCCGAAAAGAATATTGGTTAGACTATGGAAGATTTAGTATAGAGTTTTCTGATAAAAATCAAACTACAATAAATAAATTACCGTGTGACTGTCCAATTTGTTCTTTATGCACACCAGAAACCCTTAAAGAATCTGGTTCAATAAGTGGCGGATTAATATCGTTACATAACTTACACCAAACTATGTCATACTGCAATTTAATAGATATTTTGATTGAAGATGAAAATTTATTTTTTAGTTATTTAAAACAACATGTAGGTTTAAATATTTATGATATTATATCTAAAATTAAAAAGATGTTTGATGAAAATGATTTTAGGATAGATAAATATTTTTCATCCGATAACGAAATAAATAACACTACACAATCGAACATATTTGGATTTTAGTTATTATCAAATGATAACACTCGAACAAAAAGGGGCAAAGGATATAGTATCAAAAATATTTAAACAAATGTTTAAAAATAAGGAGGAAATTATAAAATGAGTTTGAATGAAATAAATGTATTAATTGAAAAAATAGAAAAAATAGAAAACATTAATGATAAAATAGAATTTATTAATATAGTTAAAAAAAAATTACATAAAATAAGTCCATTTAAAAATGAACCAGTGGATTGTGTAATATGGGTAAAACAAGAAAAAGTACAAGCCAATGATTATAATCCTAATAAAGTTGCACCGCCAGAAATGGAATTATTAAAATTAAGTGTTCTTGCAGATGGTTATACTCAACCCATTGTTACATTTCCAGAAGAACATCAAATAACAGTTATTGATGGATTTCATAGAACTAGAGTTGGTAAAGAAATAAATGAAATAAAAAATAAAGTATATGGATATTTACCAATTGTTCAAATACGAAAATCTCAAATTAATAAAAATGATAGAATCGCATCTACAATAAGACATAATCGTGCAAGAGGTAAACACACAATAGATGGTATGAGCGAAATTGTTATTGAATTAAAAAGACGTAATTGGAGTAATAAAAGAATATGTAAAGAACTTGGTATGGAAGATGATGAAGTTTTAAGATTATGTCAAATAACTGGATTGGCAGAATTATTTAATGATGAAGAATTTAGTAAATCATGGGACATAAAAGATTCAGTGCCAGATTTTGAACCAATAACTGACGACTTTGATGATACAGTAAAAAAAGAATTTGGTTTTAGAACAGTTAATACCAGTGATGAACAAAGAATATTTCATAAATATAATAAATGGGAATGTTATAAAGCTGGATTTTATGCTACACATAAAAAAGATATGACACAAGAACAATGTGAAGAAAAATATAAAGAATTATTGATCAATGAAAAAGAATTTAGAGATGCATTACAAAATATAATTAATAATTGGAAATATTCATGCGAACATTATTTGACAAACCAAAGTATGAATCGCATTGCATATTTAGGACAAGCAGCAGTGTGTTATAAATATGGTATTCCAAGTAAATATAAAAGCGGATTTAATTTATTAACTGAAATAGAACAAGACATAGCAAATAATATTGCATTGGAATTTTTAAATAAATGGTTAATGCAAAATGGCAGGGAAAAAGTTGAGTTAAAAGATGCAATGACTACACGACAATCAACAATATATTAAAATGCAAGTTAAAAAATATCAAAAACAGAATGTTTTGGATGCCGCAAAAGATAGAATTGGTAAAACATTTGATGATTTTGAAAAAATATATGTTAGTTTTTCAGGTGGAAAAGATAGTACAATTATGTTACATTTGGTTATGGATGAAGCAATTAAAAGAAAACGAAAAGTTGGAGTTTTGATTATAGATTTAGAAGCACAATATCAAGATACAATAAAACACATTTATGAAATTATTAAAATGTATAAAAACAATATGGATTTATATTGGTGTTGTTTACCGTTATTAATGCGTAATGCTGTAACTAATTTTGAACCAAGATGGGTATGTTGGGATCCAAATAAAAAAGATATTTGGGTTAGACAAAAACCTAAATGCGCAAAAACCACATATGATTTTGATTTTTTTATTCCAGAAATGGAGTTTGAAGAATTTATGGTATTATTTGGTAAATGGTATGGTAAGGGAAAATTGACAGCAGCATTTATTGGAATAAGAGCAGATGAAAGTTTACATAGATATTGTGCAATTGCAACATGGAATAAAAAAGATAAAGCACATAAAAATTATATATGGACAACAAAAATCATTGATAATGTTTATAATATTTATCCAATATATGATTGGAAAACAGAAGATGATTGGATATATCATGCAAAATTTAAAGATAAACCATATAATGAAATATACACAAAAATGTATAAAGCAGGAGTTAAATTGAGTCAACAACGATTATGTCAACCATATGGTGATGACCAAAAAAAAGGATTATGGTTATATCATATTTTAGAACCAGATACATGGTGTAAATTAATAGTGCGTGTTAATGGTGTTAATTCCGGCGCATTATATATAAAAGAAAGTGGAAATATGACTGGATATAATAAAATTACATTACCAAAAGAACATACTTGGAGAAGTTTTTGTAATTTATTACTAAAAACAATGCCAAAAAAAACCAGAGAACATTATAGTTATAGATTCAAAAAATTTATTAGTAGTTGGCATGATAGAGGATATCAGGTTATACCAGAAACAGCACCACCAGAATTGGAAGCACAATGTTGGGCTCCATCATGGAGAAGAATGTGTAAATGTCTTTTAAGAAATGATTATTGGTGTAAAGGATTGGGTCAAGCACAACCAAAAAGTGAAGCATGGTTAAAATTTAAAGAACTTAAAAAAGCAAAAAAAATAACATAATAATTATAAAATGATAACTCTAGAACAAAAAGGGGCAAAGGATATAGTAATATATTATAGAACAAGTGATAACGTTCGTAAGGAGCTTGTAATTACTAACTTTAATCCTTATTTTTACGTGAAAGGTGACGGTGAATATAAATCCTTTATGGGAGAAAAACTCAAGAAAATCGAGGTTAATGCGCCTAAAAATCTCATATATGAACGTAAAAAGTATACTAAAACGTATGAAGCTGACATACAGTATCTTAATAGATACCTTATTAACAGAATTGAAACTCCAATACCTAAATCTAAGCTTAGAGTTCATTATACTGACATTGAAACTAACATGTCAGTTGACATTGAACGAACACCAGAACCTATAATATCAATTACAGTGTATGATAATTATATTAATAAGTATGTTATATTTGTATGGCGTGATGATATCGAATCTAAACTTGACAAAACGGATGAACAATCTATATACTATTTTAACAACGAACATGATATGCTTAACAAATATATAGATTTTGTTGAATCGACTAATCCTGACATTTTGACTGCATGGAACGCGCCATTTGACTTTGCGTACATAATCAACAGATCTAAAAAGCTTAAATTGAACATAAACAAAACATCGCCACTTAACTATGTAAGTTTTGATAAAAAGTATGAGGATGTTACAGTTAAAGGTCGTGTGGTATTTGATCTTTTAAAAGCGTATAAAAAACTTCAACCATCAGTGATTGAATCGTATCGGCTTGATAATGTATGTGCAAAAGAGCTTGGAAGTAAAAAGATTAAAGTTGATCTGAAAACTATATGGAATGATATTGATTTGTTAATAAAATATAATAAACGTGATGTTGAACTGATAGTTAAACTTGAAGAAAAGCTGAAACTGATTGAATACTTTGACGAAATACGTCGTACAGTTGGATGTGTGTGGGATTCTGTATGGTTCAACTCAAATCTGATTGATGTGATGGTTCTACGTGAAGCTAAACATCAAGGATTCGTTTTACCATCTAAAAATTATGTTACTGGTGATAAGTTTCAGGGTGCATATGTAAAAAAGCCAGTGCCGGGAATACATGATAATGTGATTTGTCTTGATCTGAAATCGTTATATCCATCGTTAATGTGCCAATTTTGTATCAGTAACGAGAATTTGTCTGATGATGGTGAAATACAGTTACCGAATGGTGTTAAACTGAAAAATCGTGAAGGGTTTCTTAACGGTATTATAATTAAACTGTGGGCTGAACGTAAAAAATATAAAAAACTTATGTTTGATGCACGGCGTAATAAAGATGATAACATGGAAAAGGTGTATGATCTCAAACAAGTATCGTATAAGTTTCTTGTGAATTCGTTGTGGGGGTATCTAGGATATCAAAAAAGTAGGTTGTATAAGCGTGAACTTGCAAGTAGCATTACACTTATGGCACGAGAAACTATCATGCACTCTGCAAAAGTTATTGAATCATTAGGATACGAAGTTATTGCTGGTGATACTGATTCTATTTATATTAAAATTCCGCATAGTGATAAAAATAAGATAATTGAAACAGGTAATAAACTTAAAGCACACCTTAACAAAAGTTATACTGAGTTTGTGAAAAAGTATGGGTGCAAAGAAAACAAGTATCTAGAAATGGAATTTGAAAAGATCAATTCTAAAATGTTTTTCAGTGATGCTAAAAAACGGTATGTGTATCGTTGCATTTGGGCTGATGGTATTGACGTTGATAAGATAAGTTACATTGGATGGGATACTCGTCGAAGTGATCGTTCTCACATACAAAAAAAAGTGCAACAAGACATATTTGAAATGTTGTTACTCAAAGATTCAACAAAGAAAGATGTTGATAGTTACGTTAAAAAAGTTAAAGAACGGATAAAATGTGGCGATATTCCACTGCATGACATTGTAATACCACAAACTATAACTAAAGACATAAGCAAATATAAAAATATGCCTGCACATGTTCGTGGAATGATATGGTCAAATAAAAATCTTAATCTGCCAATTGACATAAAGATTAGAATGTTATGGATCACAGATCATCGAACTGATGTTGTGTGTGTTCCTGAAGGACAAGTTCACATCCTTGAACAGTTTAAAATAGATTATGATAAAATGTTTAGTCTTATATTTGACAATACACTTGAAAAAATATATGATACGTTACATTGGAACCAACAAGAGGTGAGTTTGCTTGAATTTTAAAGACAATTATAAAAATATTAAAAAGGAAACAGACGTGCTTTTTAATAAAGTTAAAGATCATAAGTTGTTAGTTGGCAGGCCACCATCAAAAATACTAATGTCGTGTGAGTTCATTGTTCGTAAAAATATTGGACAAGAAATACCGTATGTTGACTTCGAACGTCACTGTGGAATTGTTAGAGAAACACTTAAACGTAATTTAGAAGTTATAGAGGAGATACTAAAAAATGAGGCTGAGTAAAAGTTCAATACTTGCATACGAACATTGTCCGTATTCGTTTTATCTTAGTAAGATTAAGAAGGCAAAAATACCGGATGAAGAAATGCCAGTGCAACTTGTAAAGGGGACTGAAGTTCATGAAATGTTAGATGATTTCTATAAACCTAAAACGGATGATATTGCTAAACTTGAAATGGAAATTAAAAAGCATAAAAATTATCATAAGCATGAAACAGAGATTAACAATTTCATTAATCTAAATCGTAGAATATCAAAGAAAACTAAAAAGTTTAAACCGTTATTCAGAGAAGTTAAAGTTGAAGATAAAGATATTAACATTCTTGGATTCATAGACTGTGTGCATTTTGATGGTAAAAATAAAGCTATCATAGATTATAAAACAGGAAGAGAAAAATCCATAACACCGTTCAGGTTCGAACTTGCACTGTACACGTACATGTTCGAAAAAGAATTCAATCAAAAGATTACACACTGGGGACTATACTTTGTAAGTCATGATAAGTTTAAAGTTGAACAAAAAAATGTAGATGAAATGAAAAAAGCAGTTAAAAAAGTTCAAGATGTCAGAAAACTTATACACGAAAAAAAGTTTGATAAGTGTCCTGGATATCTATGTAAATGGTGCAAGTATTATATGATACATTGTAATGGGAGGAAATGAAAATGTGCAAAAATAGATTATGTGGAGATTTGCCAGATGGATTATATAAAAAATGTTTGAATGAAGATGGTTCATTTTCACATTTAATTGGCAATTTACAATGGTGCGGATTATCACATGAAGATGGTTTAAGCCAAACAGATTTGAATAGATGCCCATACCTAACTAAAAATATCAGTACAAATTATAAGGGTGTGGTAAGATATCGGTGTACATATGGCAATTAAACATACTAAAGCCAAAGGTACAGCAGCAGAACGTGAACTGTTGAAAATGTTATGGAATAACGGATATGGTGCACTGCGGTGTCCTGGAAGTGGATCAACACCATTACCATCACCAGACATATTAACTTGCATTCATAACACTTACGTTGCAATTGAAGTTAAAGTTACACAAGGAAAAATACAATATTTTCGGAAAGAACAAATAGATGAACTTCAAGATTTTGCAGAGAAATTTAATGCAATTCCAGCTGTAGCTGTGAAGTTTTATCGTAAAGGGTGGATATTCATGTTAGTGGATGACCTCACAAAAACTAAAGGTAATAATTATGTCATGAAATATCCTAACAAGAAACAACAGTGTATAACAAATAATAGAAAATATATGGAATTTGAAGATTTTATATATTATGCACAATTAGAATGAAACCTTTAATTGAAAACTTTCCAAGAGAAGTTGGATCACCAACAAGGATCTTAGTTAATACTAAACAAGAATTTTATGATTATATTAACAAGTATAACGGAATTAAAAATATATACTTTGCACTTTACCAGTGCGACAACGAAAAAAAGTATGACACGGCACACATTGACAAAATATATTTTGATCTGGATCCGGTGGAAACCGACCCTGAAAAATGTTGTCTTGATGCTAAACATCTTCACAATCATCTTCTTGATGAAAATATTAAGCACGTGATGCTTTTCAGTGGTGGTGGATTTCAAGTGTTCATATTCACTAAAAACTTTAAACATCTTAAAAATTCTAAACAAACAGTGTTTAACTGTCAGGATCATTATTGTCGGTTACTTGAAATTGACTTAGATAAACAAGTTAAGGGTGATGTTGCACGACTTGCACGTGTTCCTAACACATTTAATGTTAAACGAAGACGATACTGCATATCAGTATCGAGAGAAGATTTAGAACAGGGGTATGATTACATACGAAAGAAAGCATTTAAACAACATTTTAAAATGTATGTTTATGGAAAATTAAGGCTTGACATTAAACGATTCGATGGTCAGATCAGTTATAATGTTGATGTCATGGACATTGACGAAGATGTTAAGATTAAGATTGATAAAAATAAGTTTCTTAAAACGTTACCGCCATGTATCAGTTCGGGACTTGCATGCAGAGAACCACGATGGCGTCAAAGGTTCTTAATCATTACTTATCTCAGAGAGAAAGGATACACATTTTCAGAAACCATACAAATTCTCAAAGAATACCTTAAACCGACTAAGTTTAAACACTGTATGCAGATCGAACATCAACCAAAATATATCTATAAAAAGGGTGATATTAGCTTTCCAACGTGCGAACGGATAAAAAAGGAAGGGTTCTGTCCCGAACTTGACACATGCGACAAGATCAAAGATTTGTACTGGAAGCCATAAAAATATATTTTTATGTAACATTGCATTTGTTAAACTGCTGTATATAGCCGAATTACGCCGTATATAGCCAAACCGAAAGGTATATATATATATTCGCCTAAGTTATTATAGAAATAATAATAATAATAATTTCGTAAACATTTGGAGGTGTTTTGAAATGGAAAATAAAACAATAAAAATGCAAATAACATTTGCCGATGACGTGTCACTTGATGATGCTAATGAACTTGGTAAGGTGGTTCAGGAAAGGTTTGGTCATATTATTAAAGACTTAAAATTTCCTATTTTTTCTTCTTTTAATACAATAGACGCAACTGATGATTTGGTATCAGAAAAGATTAAGTTTGATTGTGAAATGGAGGGTTGTTAAAATGGGAAATATGAGTTATTGTAGATTTAGAAATACGGTATTAGATTTGAGAGATTGTTTAGACAATTTAAAATCTAATTTGAGTGTTGAACATGATAGAGAAGAATTTGATGCAAGAGCAGAATTAATTGAAGTTTGTAGAGAACTTGTAGAAGTTGCAGAAGAAACAGACTTCGATACAGTATACTGTGAAGATTGTGGCGAAGAAATAACAGATGAAGAAAATGAAAAATATGATGGACATTGTAAAATATGTTCACAGGAGGAAGAAGAATGAAACAAATAACGATATTAAAAGAACAGATTGGAAAAGTTACAAGTGGTGCTGATATATTTAATAAAATTAAAAAAATTAATATTGACTATGCACAAGAAAATTTTATTGTTTTTTATCTTGATAATAAAAACAAAGTTATTAATAATGATGTTTTATTTAAAGGTGGATTAAGTGAATGTTTAATAGATCCAAAAACATTATTTAGAAATGCTTTAAAAAATAATACAAGTGCTATTATAATATCACATAATCATCCATCTGGCAACTTAGAACCGTCAACTGAAGATATAAGTGTATTTGAAATGCTTAAAAAAGGCGGAGAAATATTAGGTGTGCGTGTTTTAGATTCAATTATTTTTAATGAAAAAGAATTTTATGGGGGTTGGAATTAAAATGGGAGATAGAAGACAAGTACACTTTGAAGATATGGGACTGTGGTATTATACGCATTGGGGCGGTTCTTCATTACCTGAAAATTTAAAGGGTGCAATAACGGAAGCTAAACCGAGATGGGGCGACGATTCTTATTGTTTTAGAATTATTTTAAGCCAACTTATTGGTGAAGATTGGAACTCTGAAACAGGACATGGACTAAATTCGCACAGTATGGATTCGGAATATAAAGATTTCATTGTTAACATTAAAGAACAAACTGTTACAATTGAAGGTGAGACGCAAACTTTTGAAGAATTTATTGGAGGTATTGCAAAAGAAGAAACGAAAGAAATTGAAAAAGAAGATGACGAGTTTGTAAATGAAGGTTTGGAAGAAATCAGGGAACACGAAGAGTGTATAGAGGGGGATGAAGAATGAAAAGAATATATGCTATTAAAAATAATAAAATTGTTTGTAATATAGACGTATCACCATTTTCAATAGAATCTTTAAATAAATTGTGTATTGAAAAAGGATTTGATGGATGGTTTGAATTAGATATTATTGGAGCATGTCAATTGATGCAAATTGATAGAGAAGGAGAAACTGAAAATGGAAAAACCAATTAAAATATTTAGAGAGTTAGTTCGGTTATGCGGATGTAGTGGATTTGCTGACATAGTAAAAGAAACAAAAGCGTGTTTTGTTGTTAGGATTGATCCAACCGAAAAAAAGATGTTCAGACTTCCAAAGGATCAAATACTGCAGGGGCAACCAGTGTACAGAGACAGTTGGTGTTTTGAAATGTATGATAAAACTATACATGATAAACACTTTAAACAAGATGAGGGGTGGATGACATGAAATTCGAAAAACTAGATCCAGGACAGAGAAAACTTTTGTTAGAGGTGTTAGATATAGATCACACAAATTTAAAGTGTGAACGATGTGGAAAAAAAACAACATACGATAAGTGTTCAATATTTCCATCAACTACAAAAGATAAAAATGCTACAATATTATGTGATAGTATTTTGTGTCAAGTTGAACAATTAGGAAAAAAGGAAGATGATAAAATTAAAACAGTTAGTAAAATAAAAATAAGTGATAGAGCAAACACCATTTATAATGACATTGAATCTATGAAAGCTGAAGATTCGGAAGAGTTGCTTATTGACAAAGCTGAAGTCTTAGCAATCATTGATAACTATTTAGGAGAGTGGATGTGATGTTTTCAATATCTATTGAAAAACGAAAAAATGCAACATATTTAAAACAATTAAATTGGAAACTAACATTATATGAAAATGGTAATAAGATATTTATTCATCTTGCAAAAACAAAAAAAGAATTAAAAAGTTATAAAAAAAGATTATTTGTAGAATCAAATGAAAATATTAAAAATAAAGTGGTAAAAGAAATGGAGAGTGGATGTAAATGAAAACAGAACTGATTGAAAAACTAAAAAAGTTTCCAAACATGATAGAACAAGCTGAACTTGATGTTATAAAGTTGCTACATGAACGTGACTGTTTGAAAGACGAACTTGAATATCAAGAGGCGGACATCATGAGTGGAATTACTAAAGAAACAGATTCAAAGTATAAACCTAAGTTTAGCAACGATACAGCACGAAAAACTGAACATACAATACGTGTGTTCGAGGATAAGATTTATCAGGAAAAGTTTAGAAAATATCGTGATATGTTAAACGAGATTGAACAAAAGAAAGTCATGTTAAACTTGTTAAGAAACGAATTTACAAGTGTGAAATGGATTGTTAAATTAATTACAATGGAGGTAAACTAAGATGAAAAGAATATTAGCATATACAAGTTTGGCACTTTTATGTTTAACAGGGTGCGATACAACAAAAAATGTTATGACTAAATTAACACCAAGACCATCTGTAACACATTTTACAGATTATGGATTTATTGATAGAACACGTAACGAATATAATTCAGATCCGTTAGAAATGGAACTTGGAGATTTTGATGGCGATGGAGATTTAGATATTGCCATATTAACGCACAAAGGCGGATTAGTAATATATGAAAATAAAATACGGAGGTAAACTAAGATGGTAAAAAAAACAGATAATAATGCAACATTTTGGCACATAATTGCTTTAGTTGGATTTTTGTACTACTGGTTGTATTATGGTTTAGCATCACTTGATGCAGCTAATGTAATGCAACAAACGTATTATAGTATCCAATGTGCAAAAGGTGTTATGTGGGTTGGAATGTGTGAACTGATTGTAATAGCAACTAAAAAGTAAAAAAAACAAAGAGGTGAGGTTTCATAATTCACAAATCATACTTTGGTTAGGTCCGGTTTGGTGAGGCTTGGCACGGTTTGGTAAGGTGAGTTAGGTGTGGTCCGGTTGGGTAAGGTTATTTTATAACCTTATTTTTATATTTATAGTTCGGTTTGGCACGGTTCGGTAGGATCAGGTATGGTCTGGTCAGGTTGGGTTTGGTAAGGCA